ACAGCCCTGCTAACACAAGGGGTAACACAACAAGATTAATCATTAACCAATTCCTAGTGATATCAGATATATGCCCCCACCTAATACACCAATTATTAGTAATGATAGGCCACCTATAGCTGCATTGTTAGCCATCTGTCTTTTAGCTTCCATTGCTGCATACACAGTCTCTTCACGTTCCTTACGTATTTGCCTACGCATACCTAACATTTCATCGTATGTGCCAAGACCAAACCTGTAGTCTAACATAAACTTTATTTCTTTTTCTTTCTCAAGCAATGTCTTCTTACGAACAATAATGTCCATTGCTTCTTGTTCTATGTTGTCAGTACCATGGGTCTGTTTGTCTAACCATGTAGGGTTCTTACGTTGGGACTCAGCCCTAGTAATATCAGCTACTGCACCGTACCATGCACCTAGTTGCTGTGATACATCCTGTATCTCTCTACCAGCCCCTACAAGCATCTTGACCCCTTTGAATGCTGCATTAGCTGCAGCAAAAGCTGTGATGGGGTCAATCATTTAATTATCTCTTTGCGTGATTAGTCGTAACCACATTTAAAGCGTCCTTGATTGCTTCTACATTTGCATCAATACGTGCAATCATTACATCGTTTTCATGTATATCATCAGCTAGTCTTGCTGTACTGTTTTCTATATCAGCTATCTCAGCTCTGTTATACTGAATGTCAGACACCATACTGGACACTGCCCACACAACAGCAGCACCTTGGGCTAGTAATGCCCCTGCTATTGTTACTAGTGTCCAGTTGATTTCCACAACTTATCCTGTAAAGCTATCGGCTGCTGTAATAGCAGAATTAATAGCAGTAAAGTCTTTGCTACCCCAATCACTGTATGTGTCTTTCTGGTGTTTCAGATAGCCTACGCTACGAGACACACGTTCTTTCTTTTCATCATGCGTAAGGTCATATCCAAAGTCCTTATCTGTTGCACTATTGCCTTTGGCATGTGTAGCAATGACACTATTGATTGTGCTTGCCCCATCTAAACAAGCTGCATGTGCTTGTGTAATTTCATTTGCTGTACGTGTCATGTTTATTTATCCTTCTAGTGTAGCTACTCTTGCAGTGAGTGCTTCTATTAATGCGTTCTGTTCTTGAATTGCTTTGACTAGGATTGGCACAAACTTGCTGTACTGTAGACCCATCTGCTTGCCATCATCTGATGTAGATACAGTAAGGTTTTTCTTAGCAGCAGTTGTATATCCTGCTGCTTCTTCAAGTGCTTGAACTTCTTGTGCTTTAAAACCTATGTCTAGCCAATCTTCTTTGTGAGTGCCATCTGGTGTCTGTGCAGAAAGATCATAATCATCTGCTGTAATATCGCCATAGTTAGCACGTTTATCCCACTTGTATGTTACAGGTGCTAGTGCCTTAACAAAGTCTAAGCCAAGGTCTAGGGCTGTAAAGTCTGTCTTATCACGTTGATCAGAGGCTACAGTCCAATCTACTTGGACATGTGCTGCTGAAGTACTTACATTACCTATAACAAGTGCATTACTTCCAGTGGTAAAATTACCACCGGGGTGTCCTGTTAGTCCTGCGTTTTGACCTAAAAATAAACAGTTAGAACCGCTTGTAAGTGCAGAACCTGCCTTTTGACCTACTGCTGTACTATTAGCACCTGTTGTGACGCTTAACGCCTCTACTCCTATAGCAGTATTATCATTACCAGCGTTAGCACTAAGTGCTAAATAACCAACGGCTGTGTTTCTAAGACCATCATCAGTACCATCACCAGATAGTCCACCTACAAAAGTATTTTGTGCACCTGTTGTGACTGCTACACCTGCATTATAACCTACTGCTGTGTTGGTGCTTGCGGTGGTTTGTGCAGCTAATGCGTATGTGCCAAGAGCAGTGTTTTGTGAGCCGCTTGTATTAGTAAGCAAAGCATTCTTACCAAAAGCAGCATTATTTGCGCCAGTACCCGTGCCACCTATAGCATTTAAGGCGTAACTACCAACAGCCGTGTTAATATCACCTGTTGTATAATTCTCTCCTGCCCGTTGCCCAATAAAAGTATTTTCAGTTGCCGTAGTAACATCTTGACCAGCAAGTCCACCTACGAGGGTGTTTGAGGTGCCTGTTGTGACTGCTCCACCTGCCTCATAGCCAACAGCAGTATTGAGACTATCTGTAGATGTAGTAAAGTTTTGTGTAAATAAAGCAGCATATCCAACGGCCACTGACTTATTACCCTTTGTATCAGTGCCTATTGCACCTAACCCTATAGCAACATTCTTATCAGCATCCGTTAGTGCATCACCTGCATTAGTTCCTATAATAGTGTTTTCTACGCCTGTTGTTATATTTTGACCAGCTTCATAACCTATTGCTACGTTATGGCCTTCTGCTCCTGCGTTTAAATCTTCCAGTGCTTTATAACCTATAGCAACATTAGACCCATGAGCATCCTCTGTTTTTAAGGCGTTTACTCCAACAGCAGTATTACCAAAACCGCTAGTCAAAGCAGTACCAGCAAGTCCACCTATGAGGGTATTTGAAAGGCCTGTTGTGACTGCTGTTCCTGCGGCATAACCAACTGCTGTGTTGTAAGAATCAGTAGCACTGGTGAAGTTTTGTGCAAATAAAGTGTCATTACCAATTGCTACAGATTTACTGCCTAAAGTATCTGAGCCTAAAGCCTGTCTTCCTACAGCTACATTATTGTCAGCATCTGTTAAGTCATCACCTGCATTTCCACCAATTAAGGTGTTTCGTATACCTGTAGTAAGATTTGCACCTGCATTATAACCAATACCTATGTTTAAAGCATCTGCACCTGCATTTAAATCTTCTAGTGCATGATACCCTATAGCAACATTTCTGCCATGTGCATCTTCTGTCTTTAATGCTTCAAATCCGACAGCCGTATTTCTATCACCCGTAGTAATCGCAGTACCTGCCTCATCGCCTATAAGCACATTTTTGTCACCGCCAGAGGCTATTGAGTTACCTGCGTTTACACCTGCTATAAAGTTAGATGTACCAGAGGTGTTTGTAGACATACCGTCAGATACAATAATACCTGTAACATCTACGCCTGTATTTGTTGTGGATAGTTTAGTTGAGTTTGCAAATCTAAGTTGTACACTTTCATCAGAAGACACACATCTAATATAATTAGCATCCCCAGCAGTGTTTTGAATAAGAAGTTCATCTGCTTTAATAAGTAAATTTCCTGTACCCTCATCAGATATAACGCTACTAGAACCATTGTGAAAAATCTGTAAATCAGCCCCAGCACCAAATTTTATACCCGCATTGTCAGGGAATTGAATAGCTACAGTACCTGTAGGTACAGTAAACACTGTAGCATCTGCGTCATTCTTCAGTGTAATGTCTGAGGTAGAACCCTGACCAGTAAGGATCAAGCCCTCTGCTGCAGTGTAACCAATAGCAGCATTATCACCTGCTGCAGTGTCTGTAGTAGCTTCTAACGTACCACCAGTAATAACGCCCGTAGTAGTAATATTGCTAGAGCCAGTATCAATAGTACCAAAACCACTAGTAATACTACCTGAGTTTAATGCTCCAACAGTAGTAGCTGCAGTAGTAACAAGATTAGGCATAGCTGTAATCTCATCATCAAAGTATGCAGCTAAGTCAGTAACAGCAACCTGCACCATAGTGCCATTGTCATTCATTACTACTCTGTCTGCATCAACTACAGTAGTAGCAGTAGCTGACGTACCACCATCTACAATATTAAGTTCTGCTGCAGTTGAATCTACAGCAGCTAATTTAGTAAAGTCTGCTTGTACTAAGCCTGATACGCCATCTAGTAAATTTAACTCAGTAGCAGTACTAGTAACATTAGTACCACCAATATCTAGGGTAGTCATAGAAACTTCACCTGCTACGGTTACTACACCATTAGCAAGAGTAATTAAGTCTGTATCATCTGTGTGACCAATAGTAGTACCATTAATAAGAACATCGTCTATGTCTAATGATCCACCAGAAATTAATCCAGTAGTAGTAATAGTACTAGAACCTGTATCAATAGTACCAAAGCCTGATGTAATGCTACCACTATTCAATGCACCTACAGTAGTTGCAGCAGTAGTAACTAAGTTAGGCATTGCAGTTATTTCATCGTCAAAGTAAGCAGCAAGGTCTGTTACTGCTACTTGCTTCATTGTACCAGCATCATTAAATACAACACGATCAGCATCAGCTACAGTAGTAGAACTAGCAGTTGTATCACCATCAAGAATGTTTATTTCTGTGGTAGTAACAGTAGCACCATCAAGTATTTCTAATTCTGCTTCTGATATACCTGCACCACCAATAGTAAGTGTACCTGAAATATCTACATTACCATTTATATCAATAGTAGTAGCAGCTATTTGTATTTCACTGTCAGCTACAATGTCAAGCTGACCGTCAGTACTAGAATTAATATAGATAGCAGTATCACGAAACTGAATCTTCTCCGTTGACGCAATAAGTAAATCATCAGAAAACTCAAAGTAATCCTCATCCTCCATCCACTTAAATACACCGTCATTAGTTTCACCATCAAATGTTACTGTAATGTCTGTGCCTGAAGTAGCATCACCAATAGTAATAGAAGTGCCTAACAGCTTAGTAATTGGTCCACCTTCTGCAGCAGTACCATCATGTGTATGCCCTGTACTTGCAGCAAAGGCAGCTAAAAGTTGATCATATTCATTATTAAACAGATCAGCGGTGATAACATCGCCATCAGTAAAAGATGATTGTCTTGTATATGTAGCACCCATTTAACGTCTTGCTCCTAATTGATACTCTAATTGAAACCCTTTAAGGGAATATGGTGCAGTTTCACCACCATCATTTACTCTTAGTGCAACAGAAAAACCTGAACCCTCTACTGACTGTCTTACTAAAGGCTGTGAAGGTCCACCAAAAACAAACTGTGTAGCACTACTACTAGTACTAAATAAGGCAGTACCAAATTGTGCAGCTACAGATGAAGAGTCTAACGGATATGCTGCAGGTCTTGCTGATTCAGTAGCTTCGTTATCATAACGTACTAACAAATCAGCGTCAATAGCAGATTCAGGTTTATAGTTAATAATAACTCTTTGCATGTGTTTTCTAATACCAGTATCACCAAAACTTAAATCTGGACTTCTATACCTAGCTAATATTGGGGTTCCATCAAAAGTATTTCCTGTTTCTTGACGATTTATATAACCTGAAAAATCTCCATGTAATACAGTTGAATTACCATCAATAACTAGGCTGTCTGTAGCAGAAGGTTTTATACCACGTATCTCTGAAAACTCATACTTGTCTGCACGTTGAACACATATAATACCTTTTGTTAAACTGTTTGCCTGACCTTCTTTAGAGAAAAATATTCTATACTGTGTTTTATCTGGTATAACTACACTATCAAAAATTGCAGCATTCTTAATGTTGGCATCAAATATAGACTGCACATTTTGTGTAATTGATCCAAGTGCAGTATCACCAATTCTTGCAGTAGCTGCAACAGTTCTTAATCCATCAGGTCCAAGAAATAATAAATCACCTGCAAATTCCTGAATAGTATCTCCATTTACACAACCAATATTTCTTGTAACAGGTTGTATTGCAAAGTCACTTAAAGTAGAACCTGTCAATTTAAATATTCTGTTTTCACAAAATATAAATAGTGCATCACGAAAAACTTTTAAAGCAACAATGTTATCATCTACTTTAATAGTACCTGCACCCTGTCCAGAATTAAAACCATCTTCATCAAAAGGCTCACTAAACACTAATGTTTGAAGGGTACTAGATTTACCTGCATAAAACATATGTGATTTAAATGCTACTACAATAGTAGAACCCGCTACAGAACTCTCACTAACGTCAGTTGCAGAAACAGAAGAGTTAAATATTGTTGGTGCATTTGTGCCATCAACAACAATTATCTTTTCATTGCCATCAAAGTTATATCTTTCAAAACGGTATTTACCTGCACTACTTCTTCCAGTATCTCTCTCTGTCCAATCTTCTGATACTACATCATCAACAGCATGATTAGCCGCAGTAGTACTTGAAGTAGCTCTAGTTACACCTGTAAAAGTAACGGAGGTTACACCTGTATAAGTAAAAATTTCATCATTAATTTGTATAGTACCACTAGAAGAAAATCCTGTAGTGCTATCTACTGTAATAGTACCAGAGCCTGTCATGCCTGTACTAGAAGATATCTTAGAGGCAACTTCAGTAGAAGCAGAACTAAATATTTTTTCACCTCTAGCAGCTAATACTTTATCTGCAAAACTAGCAACCATAAGTATTTTTTCAGAACTAGCAGATGTTTGAGGTACTATTTGATTTACGTATTTACGATGTCCATTTATTCTTCTATAGCCACCCTCAACATCAGGCTCAAAGTTTTCTAGCTCTAATGCTTCTCCCGGTTGCATAAGAAAAGTAGAACGGTTTTTAACTAAACCGCCCTCACAATTAAATGCAGCAGGTTGTGTTTGAGAACTATCTGGCATTAACTAACACCCGCCATAAAGCTAATAGAACCTCGTGGCCTAATTATCATTGTAGACCTTACATAGTCATACTTGTTAATAAGTAAACTCTGCATGTTTTTAATACCTTGCTCAAACCTAGAAAAATTTAATTGGTATTGCTGTGTTTCACCACGATATTGATAAACAAAGGCAGTGGCTCCATCTATAATTACAGGAGCAAATCTATCAGGTATAGTAGTAGTGTCTCCATGTGCAGATAAATCAGAAGGAAAAGTATAATAATCAAATGTCAAAGTATATTCTTTATCAGGAAAAGGATATATTAAATAATTATTATCAGGTGTACGTACAATATTTCTAGGTACACCTCCATTATCAAACTGTGCTACAAACACACCATCTGCATGTAGAGCAGCAGTAGTACCATTTGCACCACGTGTACACCCTGTAAGATCATTGCCCGATATAGCTGTATAATTAACTTGCTCACTACCAATGTATATCGTTCCTGAAGCGTCAAACCCTGTAGTAGAGGTGAGCGTCAAAGTTGCAACAGAACTAGAGTGAGAGCCGTTTAAAGTAGTAGAATTTATTTCATCTTCTTGATTAGCGTATTCGTTTTGTATGTATTCATTATAATTTAAAATACCGAGACTGCTACCAGAGCAATCAAGCGTAGTACTTTTTTTAATTCTAGCTGTATTGTAGTCTACAGATTTAGTGCTTGTAGGTAAAGTATATCTAACTTTTCCCGGCACTAATGATTCTGTATTGGTAGCGTGGTTAAAAGAGTAACCAAACTCTCTTTGATTAATATAACGTATTGCTTCATTTACTGCATTTTTACATTGTGTTTGTACACCTCTAGCATTAGTAAAAGTAGTAGATGTAAGCTCTACTTCATTCATACGTGTAATAGTACTATTAGTTAATGAAAGAAAAGTAAGAGCCATTATGTTTCCTTAATAAATCTTTTATGCCCCAAGAGTTTTTTGTTGCATAAATTTGATACACTAATGGGGCCAGCATATAGCCAGCCCCAAAGTATGTAGGTTTATTACAGTAGATCACGTTGAGCCGCAGCAGCCTCAGTGTGAGCAGCCGAAACATCTGCAATCACTGCATAGACACGCAAGCGTCCAGTAGCAGCAGCAGCACCAGCGACTGTTACATCAATGGTATCTGCAGCACCAACACAAGCAAGTGCTTCAGCAGCAAATGTTGATGCAGAGCCTGTGCTTACTACGTTAGCTTCACCGTTACTACCTTTTGCAAGGTATGTACCAGCAGCAGCGTCTAGTGCAGCACCGTCAATGATGTCATCTCCACCACCAAAGTCAATATTACAAGTACAACTTGCAGTAAAAGACTTCATAATTTCTGCACCAGCAGCAATAACTACTGTCTCTGCAGGAATTTCAAGGAGTTGGAAAATGTCACCATCAGCAATGGTAGCATCTGCAGCAATCATAGCATCAATATCTAAGATTGCTTCAATAGTGCGTACTGCATTACCAACAACAGTTGGAACAGCAAGTACGTTAGCTCCTACGCCAGCGGTAGAAGCAAGGGTCATATCAAAAGTAGCCATTGTATATCTCCTTACGCTGCGTTATAACGGGCAGTAACGATTGCTTCAGGGCGAAGAATCTTACGACCGTATAGATGCATACCACGAACAATGTCAGCAAAGCTGTCAGGGTCACGATATGTTTCGGTTTTGTTAATCTGCTCTGCAGTAGCAACAGCCGAGTCATGTCCTGCAACAATAACACCAAGGTTGGTGAGTTGATTTGCAGTACCTGATGTTCCCGGTCCAGTGCCTAGTGCTGGCAAATTAGACGAGGAATATACACGGAAGCCATGGAAGTTGCTTACAGCAAGACCATTACGCAGACCACCTGATTCACCGAAATCAGCGTTCATGAAGCGTGAATCTTCATCAGCAAGGATTTCCATAAATACTGGATCAACTACAAGCCAGCGACCTTGTGAGTCAACTTGCTGTTGGTCAAGCAAACGCTTCATACGAGCAACAATCATTGCAGGAGAAACGGTAGCTGTTGGCAACGAAGTAGCACCGGGCATACGTGCAGTCACAGGAATTGAGTGAGTGCCAGCAGATGCTGTAGTGATATTGCCAAAGTCACCTTTATGCAGTTGCATAGAGGAAAGCAGTTCGTTAGAACCTGCAGAGCTTACAGCTTTAGTGCCATTAACAGTTGTGTTAAGAGTATCACCTTTACTGTGCAAAGAAGACTGCTTATAGCCAGCCATGTATGCAAGAACTTCTTGATCATGGTTGTCAGCCAAACGATAGGCTGCACGATCAGTTGCAAGCTGCATAAAATTGACGTGACTGTGTGCTTCTTCAATATCGTCCATCTTAAAAGCAAAATAGTTAGCCTTATCAATGACTAAGTTGAAATCGTCATCCTGCAAATCTTGTGCTGTGACATTTGTGCCACGTGCGTACTCTGAAACAGAAATTTCTGGTTCTTTAATAATCTTGACGGTATCGCCTTGAGCAGCAATTTCACCAAAATAGTCTGAGTTGGTAATATCACCAACAATAGTAGACTTGCGGAATGCAAGCTGTACTTTTTTAGAATAGATTACAGGGCTAAAATTACCGTTTGGTAAATTCCCATAACCTGTTGCGGTTGTAAAAGCCATGAGTATATCCTCCATTGAATGTTTTTGGCTTAGGTTTAATTAAGCTAAAACAGTTAGATTCAAGAGGCTGTACTTTCTAGGGTAGCGTTATAGTAACGGGCCTGTAATTGTTCAGGTAAGTCTTAACTAAAATGTTTTGCTTAGAGTATACTAAAGTAAAAGGTAGCTACTTATGTATGTAGGGCTTTTATATAGTATTTATAGTGACACCCATAGTTATACTTATTAAACCATGAGTGTCAAGTATTTATTTTAATTATTTATCTTGCGCCACCAGAAAGATCATAGATAAACTTTCCAGTACGTTGGGATTCAATAATTGCATCCATATTACTTTCAAATTCTTTATCATTCATCTTCTTGACTTGTGACTCACTAAAAGCCCCTTCCATATCTACAGTGTCAGGTTTAGTAGCACGTTTGTTAACTACTGCCTTAGCTGCATCTTTGGTGGCTTTCTTACGAGACTTAGTATCCATACCTTTGTCTGACTTGTAAAGATCAATAACACGAATAACAGAACGTGGATCATCTTGGTTTTCATACAAAGCATCTTGTACCCACTTAGGCTGTTCCCCTGCCCAATCATGAAACTCATCACTCTCTTTGAGATCATCAAAGTCACTGTGTGCAGTACGAATACTATCAAGAGACTTGTTACGATCTGCTTCAGCAGTCATCTCATCAATCTGTTGAAGACGATCCTCTGCGTAGCTAAACTTTTCTTGAGCTTTCTTCTCAGCGATAGTCTCAACAATAGCGGCTACATCAGGGTACTTATCAGCCCACGCTTGAATATCTTCATCCGACTTGGGAGGACGCACAACACCTTGCTCTTTAGCGTTCTCTAGCTGTAACTTAATAGTCTTTAGTTCTTCAGCTTGACGTTGCTGCATCTTACGTAGATCATCATAACGTTTC